AAGGTGCACCTTACTCCGGCTCAGTTATCCATGCTTCTTGAAGGTATCAACTGGAAGCACCCGAAACGAACGGAACGCGCTGGAATCCGCATATAACCCGTTGTAAAGTGAGGATATGGACACCTCACTTGCTCATGAGAACGCCCGCCTGCGGGCACTGTTGCAGACGCAACAGGACACCATCCGCCAGATGGCTGAATACAACCGCCTGCTCTCACAGCGGGTGGCGGCTTATGCTTCCGAAATCAACCGGCTGAAGGCGCTGGTTGCGAAACTGCAACGTATGCAGTTCGGTAAAAGCTCAGAAAAACTTCGTGCAAAAACCGAACGGCAGATACAGGAAGCACAGGAGCGAATCAGCGCACTTCAGGAAGAAATGGCGGAAACGCTGGGTGAGCAATATGACCCGGTACTGCCATCCGCCCTGCGCCAGTCTTCAGCCCGTAAACCGTTACCGGCCTCACTTCCCCGTGAAACCCGGGTTATCCGGCCGGAAGAGGAATGCTGTCCTGCCTGTGGTGGTGAACTCAGTTCTCTGGGATGTGATGTGTCAGAGCAACTGGAGCTTATCAGCAGCGCCTTTAAGGTTATCGAAACACAACGTCCGAAACAGGCCTGTTGCCGGTGCGACCATATCGTGCAGGCACCAGTACCTTCAAAACCCATTGCACGCAGTTATGCCGGAGCGGGGCTTCTGGCCCATGTTGTCACCGGGAAATATGCAGACCATCTGCCGTTATACCGCCAGTCAGAAATATACCGTCGTCAGGGAGTGGAGCTGAGCCGTGCCACACTGGGGCGCTGGACAGGTGCTGTTGCTGAACTGCTGGAGCCGCTGTATGACGTCCTGCGCCAGTATGTGCTGATGCCCGGTAAAGTCCATGCTGATGATATCCCCGTCCCGGTCCAGGAGCCGGGCAGCGGTAAAACCCGGACAGCCCGGCTGTGGGTCTACGTCCGTGATGACCGTAACGCCGGTTCACAGATGCCCCCGGCGGTCTGGTTCGCGTACAGTCCGGACCGGAAAGGTATCCATCCACAAAATCACCTGGCCGGTTACAGCGGTGTGCTTCAGGCCGATGCTTACGGTGGTTACCGGGCGTTATACGAATCCGGCAGAATAACGGAAGCCGCGTGTATGGCTCATGCCCGGAGAAAAATCCACGATGTGCATGCAAGAGCGCCCACCTACATCACCACGGAAGCCCTGCAGCGTATCGGTGAACTGTATGCCATCGAGGCAGAGGTCCGGGGCTGTTCAGCAGAACAGCGTCTGGCGGCAAGAAAAGCCAGAGCCGCGCCACTGATGCAGTCACTGTATGACTGGATACAGCAACAGATGAAAACACTGTCGCGTCACTCAGATACGGCAAAAGCGTTCGCATACCTGCTGAAACAGTGGGATGCACTGAACGTGTACTGCAGTAATGGCTGGGTGGAAATCGACAACAACATCGCAGAGAACGCCTTACGGGGAGTGGCCGTAGGCCGGAAAAACTGGATGTTCGCGGGTTCCAACAGCGGTGGTGAACATGCGGCGGTGTTGTACTCGCTGATCGGCACATGCCGTCTGAACAATGTGGAGCCAGAAAAGTGGCTGCGTTACGTCATTGAACATATCCAGGACTGGCCGGCAAACCGGGTACGCGATCTGTTGCCCTGGAAAGTTGATCTGAGCTCTCAGTAAATATCAATACGGTTCTGACGAGTCGCTTACGGAGGAATGGCAATATCTGCAGGTCGTCTGACACAGATGATAAGTGTTCTGAAGCCGGTGTTAACCCGTAATGCTGCCGGAGAAATGACGGAAGAATGGGTGTCATGCGGGAAAATTCATGCGGATATCCGTGGCAGGAGCAGCCGGGAGCGGATGCAGTCCGGTGCGGAAATGGCGCAGGCGGAAATCCGCATCTGGGTGCGCGGTCAGTCCGGCCGGGAAATCACGGCAGCGTCACGACTTCATGTGCTGAGTGGTCCATGGCGTGACCGGATCCTGAACGTTGTCGGGCTGCCCGTGCCGGATGCGACCGGCGGGCGTCTGGAAATTCTCTGTCGGCTGGGAGGGGAAAAATGATCGAAACCCTGCTGGATTTTTCGGGGCTGGAGGACATCAGCCGCGATTTGCAGCTTCTGAGTGGTGCGGAAAATAACCGGGTGCTGCGTGAGGCAACCCGTGCGGGTGCGAATGTGCTGAAAGAAGAAGTGGTGTCACGGGCACCGGTACGCAGGGGAAAACTGCGCCGCAATGTGGTGGTCCTTTCCCGGCGCTCCCGCGATGGCGGGATGGAATCCGGTGTGCATATCCGGGGTGTTAATCCGGACACCGGTAACAGCGATAACACCATGAAGGCGGATAACCCGCGCAATGCTTTCTACTGGCGGTTTGTGGAAATGGGGACCGTGAATATGCCACCGCACCCGTTTGTGCGCCCGGCATTTGATGTGCGCAGTGAACAGGCGGCACAGGTGGCGATTGCGCGGATGAACCGGGCCATTGATGAGGTACTGAGACGATGACGGAGGCGGATTTGTATCCTCATCTGGCGCATCTTGCCGGCGGGCAGGTGTACCCGTATGTGGTCCCCCTGCTGGATGGCAGGCCGTCGGTGGCGCTTCCGTGGGTGGTTTTCAGCCTGATTTCATCGGTGTCTGCGGACGTGATGGGCGGGCAGGCGGAGTCCTCAGTGTCGGTGCAGATCGACGTTTATGCCGGGACTGTGACGCAGGCGCGTCAGATACGTCAGGACGCCCGTGAAGCCATAATGCTGCTGGCCCCGGGATCCGTCAGTGAAATGCAGGACTATATTCCGGAAAACCGCTGTTACCGTGCAACCCTGGAGTTTCAGGTCACGGTGTGACTTTTTCTTTTTTTCTACAAAACCCATACCCCGCCGCGTGCGGGTTTTTTATTATCAGGAGGCAGAATGTCTGCTTTGTATGAACGCTCACAGCTGACGCAGGTGATGATTTCATCTGCCCCGGCGACTGCTGAAACTATGGATAAGGCGGAATATCTGCGCCTGGACTGCACCATCAAGGAAGTCCAGTTCACCGCCGGTCAGAAACAGGATATTGATGTGACCACGCTCTGCTCCACAGAGCAGGAGAACATCAACGGTCTGGGGGCGTCGTCTGAGATTTCCATGTCGGGTAATTTTTATCTGAATCAGGCCCAGAACGCCCTGCGTGATGCCTATGACAATGACGCGTTGTATGCGTTTAAGGTGCTGTTTCCGTCCGGTAAGGGCTTTAAGTTCCTGGCGGAAGTGCGTCAGCACACCTGGTCATCCGGTACCAACGGCGTGGTGGCAGCAACGTTTTCACTGCGTATGAAAGGCAAACCGGTGTCCTTTGTGGTACCGCTGGCGTTTGTGAAAAATCTGGATAAAACACTTACCGTGAATACAGGTGCGCTGCTGACAATGTCAGTCAGTGCCAACGGGGGAACGCCGCCGTATAAATACGCCTGGAAGAAGGATGGTCAGCCGGTTGACGGGCAGACGACAGACACCTTCAGTAAGCCAGGTGCGCAGTCCGCTGATGCGGGGAAATATACCTGCGTGGTGACCGATTCGGCAGAGAAAGCACAGAGTGTGACGTCTGTTGAATGCACCGTGACAGTGAGCGCAGCCGCCGGATAAGGGGATGGGTCATCATGAAAAAGGATCTGAAAACGCTGGCGCTGGCCAGACTGTCAGGGTTTCGTCATAAAACGGTGAAGGTGCCGGAATGGGGTAATGTCAGCGTGGTGCTGCGGGAGCCTTCGGCAGAGGCCTGGTATCTGTGGCAGGAAGTGCTCAATGGTGATGGAGAGGATGACGATACCCTGTCGGTGGTGGCGAAAACCCGCCGTAACCTGGAAGCGGATGTGACGCTGTTCTGCGATGTCCTGTGTGATACTGACCTGCAACGGGTGTTCACTCCGGACGACCGTGAGCAGGTGCTGGCCGTCTATGGTCCGGTACATGCCCGGTTGCTGCGTCAGGCACTGGAACTGATCGCTGATGCAGAGTCGGCCAGAAAAAAGTAGCCCGCCCGGAAATTCGCTTTCTGATGCGACTTGCGCTCCGTCTGGGGCGCACCTTATCCGAACTGCGGCACAGCCTGAGTGCGAGCGAGGCGATGATGTGGATGGAGTTTGACAGGGTGTCCCCGCTGGGTGATGAGCGCGGGGATATCCGTAATGCACAGATCGTGAAAGCGGTTTTCGGGGCACAGGGGATGAATGTTGCACTGAAGGACGCCATGCTCTGCTGGGGCGAGGATGAGGATAAGCCGGAGGTGGATCCGTTTGCGGCGCTGGAAGACGCGCTGAGCTTTGCAGCACAGTCATGAATGATGAGAACCGCTGAGGCGGTTTTTTTACGCCCGGAGAAAGGTGAATGGCGACGTTACGTGAACTGATTATCAAAATTTCGGCAAATTCACAGTAAGCGACTCGTCAGAACCGTATTGATATTTACTGAGAGCTCAGATCAACTTTCCAGGGCAACAGATCGCGTACCCGGTTTGCCGGCCAGTCCTGGATATGTTCAATGACGTAACGCAGCCACTTTTCTGGCTCCACATTGTTCAGACGGCATGTGCCGATCAGCGAGTACAACACCGCCGCATGTTCACCACCGCTGTTGGAACCCGCGAACATCCAGTTTTTCCGGCCTACGGCCACTCCCCGTAAGGCGTTCTCTGCGATGTTGTTGTCGATTTCCACCCAGCCATTACTGCAGTACACGTTCAGTGCATCCCACTGTTTCAGCAGGTATGCGAACGCTTTTGCCGTATCTGAGTGACGCGACAGTGTTTTCATCTGTTGCTGTATCCAGTCATACAGTGACTGCATCAGTGGCGCGGCTCTGGCTTTTCTTGCCGCCAGACGCTGTTCTGCTGAACAGCCCCGGACCTCTGCCTCGATGGCATACAGTTCACCGATACGCTGCAGGGCTTCCGTGGTGATGTAGGTGGGCGCTCTTGCATGCACATCGTGGATTTTTCTCCGGGCATGAGCCATACACGCGGCTTCCGTTATTCTGCCGGATTCGTATAACGCCCGGTAACCACCGTAAGCATCGGCCTGAAGCACACCGCTGTAACCGGCCAGGTGATTTTGTGGATGGATACCTTTCCGGTCCGGACTGTACGCGAACCAGACCGCCGGGGGCATCTGTGAACCGGCGTTACGGTCATCACGGACGTAGACCCACAGCCGGGCTGTCCGGGTTTTACCGCTGCCCGGCTCCTGGACCGGGACGGGGATATCATCAGCATGGACTTTACCGGGCATCAGCACATACTGGCGCAGGACGTCATACAGCGGCTCCAGCAGTTCAGCAACAGCACCTGTCCAGCGCCCCAGTGTGGCACGGCTCAGCTCCACTCCCTGACGACGGTATATTTCTGACTGGCGGTATAACGGCAGATGGTCTGCATATTTCCCGGTGACAACATGGGCCAGAAGCCCCGCTCCGGCATAACTGCGTGCAATGGGTTTTGAAGGTACTGGTGCCTGCACGATATGGTCGCACCGGCAACAGGCCTGTTTCGGACGTTGTGTTTCGATAACCTTAAAGGCGCTGCTGATAAGCTCCAGTTGCTCTGACACATCACATCCCAGAGAACTGAGTTCACCACCACAGGCAGGACAGCATTCCTCTTCCGGCCGGATAACCCGGGTTTCACGGGGAAGTGAGGCCGGTAACGGTTTACGGGCTGAAGACTGGCGCAGGGCGGATGGCAGTACCGGGTCATATTGCTCACCCAGCGTTTCCGCCATTTCTTCCTGAAGTGCGCTGATTCGCTCCTGTGCTTCCTGTATCTGCCGTTCGGTTTTTGCACGAAGTTTTTCTGAGCTTTTACCGAACTGCATACGTTGCAGTTTCGCAACCAGCGCCTTCAGCCGGTTGATTTCGGAAGCATAAGCCGCCACCCGCTGTGAGAGCAGGCGGTTGTATTCAGCCATCTGGCGGATGGTGTCCTGTTGCGTCTGCAACAGTGCCCGCAGGCGGGCGTTCTCATGAGCAAGTGAGGTGTCCATATCCTCACTTTACAACGGGTTATATGCGGATTCCAGCGCGTTCCGTTCGTTTCGGGTGCTTCCAGTTGATACCTTCAAGAAGCATGGATAACTGAGCCGGAGTAAGGTGCACCTT